ACCATCGAGAACCTCTACATCGATGGCGCGGGCGTGGCCACGGTCGGCGTGGACGTGGTGAGCGCGAAGTACGGCCGCCTGGAGCACGTGGAGATCCACGGCTGCCAGGTCGCGGGGCTCCGCCTCACGTCGGTCACGACCGTGTCGGACGCCGCCATCAGCCAGCACAATCACATCGCCAACCTCTTCATCAACGCGGCGGGCGACGCCGGCATCGAGGTGGACGGCGCGGCCGAGGCCACGGCCTCGATGTACAACACGTTCGACACCCTCAACGTCAACGTGACGGGCAACGGCATCGGCCTGCGCCTGGGGTGCGCCCTCAACAACACGTTCACCGCGTGCCGCATCAACGACGCGGGCGGGGCGACGGGCTCGATTCACTTCGCCTACGACAACGGGGGGAGCGCGCTCCGGCCGGCGGGCAACGTGTTCGTCAACCTGGAGACGGGCGGCGTGCCCATGACGCAGTCGGGCGATCCGACGAATGGCCTGCCGCCCAACCTGATGCTGGGGATGTCGCCGGCCGGGCTCATGGTCATCCCGGACATTGACGGCCTCGCCCTCATCTTCGTGGAGGAGTCCACGGGCGACCTGTACCTCCTCGCCTCCCAGAACCCGACCAACGGCATCGCGCCGGTCGGCAACGTGGTCGTGGGCCAGGTCACGGGCCAGGTCCGCCACTTCGTGCCCGCCATCGACGGCGTGGCGTCGCTCGGGACGCCCACGCTCCGGTGGCACCGCCTCCATACGACCGGCGGCATCTCCACGGGCATCGCGACCGTCGCGACGAGCGGGACGCTGAACGACGGTCACCACGTGGTGCTGGTGGACGCGGCGGCCGGTTCCGTCGATATCACGTTGCCGCCGCCCGTCGGGATCACCGGCACGGTCTACATCGTCAAGAAGGTGGATGCGTCCGCGAACGCCGTCACGGTCCACACCACCGGGGCCGAGACCATCGACGGCGCGGCGACGACCGTCCTGGCCGCCCAGTGGGACGCGATCCACGTCGTGACCGACGGGCTCAACTGGTTCATTGCCGGGATCGGACCCTGAGCCCATGCCCCAGGTCACGGTGACGGTGCTCGTGGAGGTGGATGGCCAGCCGGTGAGCGGCTTTCCGCTCACCACGCGCCTGCAGACGGACCAGGTGGTGCCCTGGAACCCCGTCTGGCACCTCGCGGACGCCCCTGGCACCTACGTAGCGGTCCCCGCGCCGACCATCGAGGGCCTCAAAGCGCTGATTCTGCGGCCCGACGCCGCGATTAGCGTGCGATTTGCCGCTCAGAGCGACGCCGGGCTCACGATTGGGCCGCATGGCCTGCTCATCGCGCTCGATTGTGACGTGACGACGGGCGCGGAGACCAACGCGAGCGTGTCGGCGGCCGCTGACACGGCCATCCGGGGCCTCGCGGCGGGCGTGAGCGAGGTCTAGACGTGCGTCTGGTCGAAAAACACCCCGGACGCGAGGCCGCGACCCTCCAATTCACCCAGGAAAACCTCGAAAAGCTCAATGCGTGGCTCACCCGCGAGATCGAGGACGCGCTGAGCGCGCGCGCGGCCCAGGAAACCGCCTGGCGCGAGGATCTGGCCGCCTACGAGGGCGTCCCCAAGAACCCGGTCATCAACTTTCCGGTCCAGAACGCCCCCAACACGGTCATCACGCTCGGCGCGATTGCGACGGACTCGATTTACTCGCAGGCGCTTGATCTGATGTTCACGGTGAGCCCGCCAGTGACCGCGCGGGCGGTCCAGGGGCGCGCGACGGACGCCGTGATGGGCTTGCAGCGCCTGATCGACTGGGGCGTCAAGAACGAGTGGGGCCTGGAGTTGGCCGCCGAGCACTCGGTGCTCGATGACGTGCAACTCGGCACCGGGGTCTTCTACATTCCGTTCGTGGAGGAGCGCAAGAAGACCAAGACCCACAAGTCCACGTCCCGGCACCCCCTGATCCAGACCGTGCCCGTGGAAGACCTCCTGGTGCCGGGCGGAGCCATGGGCGACGTGCAGAAGACGCGGTGGGCGGCCCTCCGCTTCTGGTACACGCAGGGCGAACTCCACGACCGGGCGCGCGGCGAGAAGTGGTGGTCCGTGGACGGCATGTTGCCGACCGGCAGCATCGGCTGGATGCGCACCCGCCGGGAGGTCCTTGGCCGCACGAGTTCCGGCACGAGAGTGTCGGAACTCTACGAGGTGTTTCGGATCTGGATCTACTGGGACATCGACGGGGACGGCTACGACGAAGATCTGCAGGTGATCTGGGACCGCACGAGCCGCACGCTCCTCCGGGTGAGCTATAACCCCTACGACTACCGGCCCATCGAGATCATGCGCTACCAGATCCGGGCCCACCTGTTCTACGGGCTCGGCGTGATGGCGATGGCGCGCCCCTACCAGGAAGAGACGACCATCGTCCACAACCAGCGTGTCCTGAACATGCTGCTGGCGAACGCCCGGATCTGGAAAGGACGGGAGACCACGGTCCCCGAGACGCTGACGATCTGGCCCGGCAAGGTCATCACGATGGCCGACCCGGCCGACCTGGCGTCCGAGGCGATGGCGGACGTGTATCCGTCAAGCCTCCAGGCGGAGCAGGTGACCATCAGCCTGGCTGAGCGCCGGTTAGGGATCAATGATCTCTCCATGCCGCGTCCGTCCGCCGTGATGGGGAGTCGGACGCCCGGCATCACAGCGCTCAGCCTCCTCCAGCAGATCTCCAAGCGGTTCACGGCGGCGTTCAACCAGATGCGTAACGGCGCGGCCCGCTCCGTGCGCCAGTGCCTCTACCGCTACCAGGAACGGCTCCTGGCGGGGGACCGTGAGGTGGAGGCCCACCTCTACCGCATCCTGGACGACGACGCGCCGGCCGTCATCGCGCTCCTGCGCGACCCGGAGTTCGATGAGGCGATTAGCGTGGAGCTAACCGCTAGCTCCGCGAGCGTGAACCGCGACGCTGACCGCCAGAACGCCATCATGCTGGTCCAGTTGCTGGGCCAGTACTACCAGCGCACCCTGGAGCTTGTGAGCATCGCGGCGAACCCGCAGACGCCGCCCGCCGTGCGCAACGTGGCGGAGAAGATCGCGGAGGCGGCCGGCAAGATCATCGAGCGGACGATCCGGACGTTCGACGTGATCCGCGACCCCAGCACGTTCATCCTGGACGTGGAGGAGGAGTTGGATCAGATCCAGGGCCTGTCGGCCGAGGGAATGCTCGGCCTGAACAACATCATGGGGCAGGTACTCCAGACGGCCGGCGGGGCGATGCAGCCCGGTGGCGCGCCCGCTGCAGCCCAGGGGATGTCAGGTGGTCCAGCTATGGCTGCCGCTAATGGAGGGGGCCCCGCCGCCGGGGCCGGAGACGCGAACCCTGTCCCAGTGGAGTGAACGGCTGCGGGGGGACCGGGCGGCCCAGGACGACTTCCTGGCGTGGGTGGGACGCCGTGAGATGGAGCTTGTCGCCCGCGTGTTCAGCAGTGAAGCGCTGGACCTGGAGGCCCTTGCGCAGGCCCGGGGGGCGAAGAAAGTGCTTGACGAGTTGAGGCGCTGTGCCACCATGCAGGACCGCGAGGAGTTAGCGAATGCCCGATACCGAGCCGGAGTGGAACCCAGCGAATAGCCCCGGGGACGACGAGGGCGCTGCCCCGCAGACCCCGCCCCCACCGCAGTATGTGCCACTCGAAGAGTTTCGGGCGTCGCAGGCCCAAACGCAGCAGACGCTCGCCGCGCTGAACGAAACGATGAGCGCGCTGCGCGAGGGCATCTCCGCCGCGTCCTCCCGCCCGCAGTACGTGATGCCGCCGCAGACCCAGGGCCGGGCGCTCACGCGGGGCCAGTGGATCGAGGCCGTGCAGACGGGCAACGAGGAGGTCATCGCGGCCTATGAGGAGCAGCAGAAGCAGGCGCTCCTGGCTGAGCACGTTCATCCGCTCCGCGACAACGGGCTGGAAGCGATTGCCAACCTCACGCGCAACACGACCGTCGGCCAGCTTCCGTACTATCAGCGCTTCAAGAAGGAAATCGACGGGTTCATCCAGAATCTCCCGGCCGGCATGAGAATGTCCGCCGAGGTCTATCAGACGGCCCACGAGGTCGTCGTGGGCCGGCACGCGGCCGAGTTGATCCAGGAAGCCAAGGAGGCCGCCCTCCGGGGCGATCCGGCTCCGGCCGAGCCCGCTGACGCTGGGCGGCGGTCTGTGCGAGCCGGCGGCGGTGGCGGTGGCACCGCCCGTGACCACCCGTCGGTGGAGGACCTGGGCGGCCGGGACGCGATGGACGCGCTGGCCGGCGCGGGGAAGGACCCGGATGCGATGGCCCAGCGGATGGGCTACGCCAACTGGAAGGACTACATGACCAAGACCCGCGACTACCAGGCGGTGCGCTAACGATGGCCAAGCCCGATCCGGCGTTCCCCAAGCCTCCGGCCGGCCGCGTAGCGGCCGGCCGGCCTGCGCCTGTCTACCAGGGGCCGTCACCCGCTGATCTCCCGGCGGGCGATGCGCGGCGAGACGCGCAGCGCGAAGCCGCCGATGATCTGGCGGAGCAGGCCGCCAAGCAAGAGGTGGACGGCGGCGCAATCGACCCCAAGGCGTTCCGCATCGACCGCGAAATCGCCGCCCACTTCAACGAGTTGGAGGTCACCGAGGCGCAGCCCGAGTTCGAGTACTGCTGGGTCAACGCCGGCCACGCCGGACGCTTCATCAAGGCCAAGCTCTCGGAGCGGGTGCGCCTGGGTGAGTCCATCGTCCCCGTGTGGGAAGTGGTGCAGGGCGACATGCCGGAGGCCCGCGAACTCCGGGGGATGATGGCCGACACCACCCGGCGGCTGGGCGACGTGATCCTGATGCGCGCCAAGAAGGATGCGTTCCTGCGGGTCAAGCAACTGCGCGAGGCGCGCCGGCAGGCGATGCACACCGGCACCACCACCGAACTCCAGGAGATGGCCGAGCAGCAGCGCCGGCTGGGCCGCTCCGTCGTGATCCGGACGGACTTCGGGCCGGACCAACTGGAACAGATGGGTCGTCGCGCCCTGGTGCGCCAGCAGGCGGGCCAGATGATCGACGGCATGTTGCGCAACGGCACCGTGCCCGGCCTAGGTCGGCCGGGCTCTCGCTAACCTCTAGCGACAAGGGAGACCTCTCATGCCTCTGACCACCCAGCCCCAGCCGCCGACCGTCGTGCGCTGCCCTGGCCTGTCCAGCATTCCCACGTTCCATGGCGAGGAGAAGGCCGCCTCGACCTTCAAGAAGGGCGCATTCCTGATCGATGACGATGCGGGCCTCCTGACCGAGACCACCGCGCCGCTGAGCGCGGCGGCCGTGACGGGCCGCACGCTCGGCATGGCCCTGCACGACGCGACCGGCGTGACGGCGGCGGACGTGCCGTTCGTGTGGCTCGGCCCCCACACCATCATCGAGGTCACGCTGTCCGACGGCACGGCCGGCACGGCCACGCTGGCCCAGACCCACAAGTGGAAGGTCTATCCCCTCCTCAAGGGGACGGCCTACTGGTATGCGGACGCGGCGGCCGTGAGCGACACGGGTGGCCTCCTGATCACGGGATTCAAGGACCCCATCGGGACCGTCAATGCCCGCGTCCTCGGCGTCATCACCAACACCGTCCGTGGCGGCGCGAACGCTGCCAGCGGCATCATCTAGCCGCTAACAGGAGGAGCCCATGCCCCCGATTGTCCGAGGTGCCTTCTCACCCCTGCTCGCGCCTGACCTCCGCAAGGTCTACGTCGAGACCGGCAAGGAGCGGCCCGTCGAGTTCCGCCTGTGGTGCAACGTCACCACGATGGAATGGAACCCGATGCGCGACCAGCAGATCAGCGGCCTGGGCACCATGCCGCAGAAGCCCGAGGGGACGGACTTCCTCCTGGACCAGCCCATCCTGGGCGGCAACAAGTCGTACCTCGCCGCGCCCTACGGCCTGGGCGTGGAGATCACGTGGGAGATGTGGCGCGACGACCTGTACGGCGTCATGCGGGAACTCGTCGCGGGCCTGGCCCGCGCGTCCCGCAACCGGATGGAAGTGAGCGGGCACGCGGTCCTGAACAACGCGTTCAACACGGCGTTCTCCGGGTTCACAGCGGGTGAAGCGCTGTGCAGCGCGGCGCACGCCGGGTTGGACGGCGTCACCCGCGCGAACCGGCCGTCACCGGACATCGGCTTCAGCGTGACCGGCATCCAGGCCGCCATCGCCCGCTTCGAGGGCATGACGGACGAGCGCGGCCTCCCGCGCCTCATGTCCCCGATCCTCGCGTTCGTGGGCCCCTCGAACAAGTATGTGGCCCGTGAGATCCTGGGATCGAGCGGCAAGCCGTACACGGCGGACAACGAGATCAACGCCCTGATCGAAGAGGATCTGTCGTGGATGATCGGCCACTACTTCTCCACATCCACGATGTGGTTCCTCATGGCCGCCAAGGGCGTCCACGACCTCAACATGATGATGCGGGACGAGCCGATCTTCGATTCGTTCGATGATCCCCGCAACAAGAACGCGGTGTTCACCAGCTACCAGCGCCACACGGACTCGCAGTACGGGGCGTGGCGCGGGATCGACGGGAGCACCGGCTGATGCCCAAGGGCGTGACCTACCACGAGAGCGTCGGCTTCATCCCGGACGCGGCCGTGGGCGGCACCGCACCGCCCAGCGTGCCCCTGGACCGCACGACCGCCCCCTACATCTGCTCGGGCACGGGGCCGCCCACGTTCGCCGCGCCCAAGGGCAGCCTCTTCATCAACCTGGGGGGCAGCGGGACGGCCAACCGCCTCTACGTCAACACGACGGGCTCGACCGCCTGGGCCGCCGTGACGACGGCCTCCTGATGCCCGCCGTCAGCAAGGCGCAGCACGGCTTCATGGGCCTCGTCCGGGGCGTGAAAGAGGGGACCACCAAGTTGGCGGACGTGAAGAACCCCAAGAAGGTGGGCGAGGCCGCGAAGAGCATGAGCCGGGAGTCGCTGCGCGAGTACACCGCGACCCGCACGGGTGGGCTCCCGACCCACGCGAAGGGGCAAGCGCCCGCGCCGAGCGGCCGGGCGAACCGCTACCGTAGCACCTAGCCATGCCGCAGCGGCGCACGCCGGGTGACGACGATCCCATGTGGCTCGGCGGCGATGTGCCGGGCGAGCGCACGACGCACTACTTCGCACGCGGGCCGCGCGAGGGCGCAACGCGGCCCAACCGGGCCGTAGACGCACCGCAGCCCGAGGGCACCGAGGCCGACTACGCCGGGCCCGGCCTGTCGCCCGCCGACCTCGCGGCGCTCGGTGAGGCGTTCAAGACCTCGGAGTTCTACCGCACCATCACGGAGAACCTCCCACCGGCCTGGGGTCAGCAGTGGGAACTGATGTCGGGGGCAGCGACGCTGCCGCCGGGCCAACTCCACTTGACCGATACTCAGATCGATCATTACATGGAGATTCTGCAGAACGAGGGTCCCGAGTCCGCCAACCACTTTGCGGCGAAGTCGCGGCAAGAGAACTGGGACGCAGCGGGCGGTAACCTCCCGCCGCGCTACCGCGCGCCCAAGCCGAGCCCTCGGAGCGAGAAGGGCTACGGCGGTCCACGGCTCCACGGCGCGAAGGGGTAGCCGCGATGGCCACCGTACAGGACGTGGCCCGCCAGGTGTTGGCGGCCATCGACACCACCGCCGGTCACTTGCTCTGTTGTCAGTGGGTCGCGCAGCGCTACACCCAACTGTGCTCGCGGGCCCGGTTCCGCCACCTCCGCCGCGTCGGCGCGGTCATGCTGCCCGCGCCCGTGACGGACGGCACCATCACCATCGCGGAGGGCTCGGACACCGTCGTGGGCGATGCGACCGCGTCAGCCGCGTGGGCCACGCAGGATCTGGTCGGGTGGCACCTCCGCACCCGGACCAACTGGTCCCGTGTCGTGGCGCGGGTGGGGCCGGCGACGCTCCGGCTGGCGAGCCCGCAGACCGAGGGCGACAACGTCGCCGCCACGTACCAGCTTGTCCGGCGGTACGTGCCCCTCGCGCCGGAGGCGCGGTGGCTCACGCAGGACGGGTTCGTCCTGCAACGGACGTGGACCCCGCTGCGGCCCCAGCCGCTCGCCGCGCTGGACTACCAAGCGCCGAGCCGCCCGCTGGTCGGACCCTGGCCGCTGACGTGGACCCAGGTGGAGTCCCTCGCGGATGGGACCATCCAGATCGAGTTCTACCCCATCTCGTCGCAGATCGAGACGGTCTCCTACGTGTACTGGGCCGTCCCGCCGGAACTCGCGATGGACGCCGAGGTGCCCTCCACGATTGACGCGGGGGTGCTGGTGGAGGGGGCGCTCCACGACGCCATGCGCTACAACGCCGCCAAGGCCGCCAACGCGGGCAACATCGAGGCGGCCGGCTACTGGCGCAACGAGTACCGCGCCCAGAACCTCGTGTGGGAACGGCGCATCCTCGAAGCGATCCGGACGGA